TTATTTGACAAATTTGTTAATTTTTTTGTTGCCACTAATAAATAATCCATTAGCCAACTGAATCCGCGTTGTGTCCCCGTACTTGACGATCTTAGCGGCATCAAACTCAGTCCCAGCTGGCTGCCAGTCCACAACATGTTTGAGAGCCTTATCTTTGTACCGATGAGTGCCGCGTACAGACTTTACTCGTTTGACGCCGCCATCAACAGAATAGTATAAGCGATTGACGTTGTCCTGGTTAGACGTGATGTAATAACCGTTAGACAATTGGAAGCGAGTAATCTTGCCATAGGTCACTACTTTGGCGATCGCAAATACAGTTCCGGCTGGGAAGTTGTCCACTTTGTGCTTGAAGGCAACGTCCTTGTAACGATTAATCGGTGTCCGGGCATAGATCATCTTGGGGTTATACCGATAATAGATGGCCTTCTTAGGCTTGATCGTCTTAGTTGTGGTGCCATAGTAGAAGTTTGAATACATCTGGGACACATCGAAACCACCATAACACCCTGGGAAGTGCATGCTTGACGTCCATTGCCAACCATTATATCCGGTATAGAGTTTGAACCCTGACGGTTTATAAGGATAGTTAGCCACCCAACCGCCACGGCCCGAGTTGTTCAATGGCACTGAATTAATCCAGCTACCCATCGTATAAACGTCCGTCTTAGGATAGCCCATGCGGTGGACTTCGTTGATCCAAGCCTTAACAATTTTAGAGTTCTGATTCCAGCCAGAGTTGGTGGCTTCAAAATCAAGTACGATCACACTGTTCTTGCCCAATCCTGCCTTAAGTGCACTCCGGGCTGCCATCTGGGCTTCGGCCTTAGCCCCAGCCACTGTCGTAAATCGGGCAAAGTGATAGGCGTTGACGTGTAAGCCAGCAGATACCGCGTTACGAATGCTCGGCTTGGCCGTTTGGTCAGTGAAGTACGTGCCTTCGGATAGCTTAGCTATCATGGCTTTGACGCCATACTTTTTCATTGAACGCCAATTGGAAACGGTCATGATTCCATTGTTATTGGACGTATCCACAACATCATAGTGCGGCATTACTTAGCATCTCCCTCCGTAGTGGCCGTGCCTTCTGGCACATTTAAGGGTGCTGGGTCAGTGGGCACTGTCGCAGCTTGCTTGTCCAATTGTGCTTGCTTATCAGCGAACGCTTGCTCTGTGTCCGCCAGAGCGGCATTGTATTCGACCTGTTTTGCTTGGGCTTTCGTATCTGTTGTTGTCATCGACTGATATGCTTTTTCGATGGCTGCTGAAATAATTGCCGGTGCCAGACTATCATGACCAAATACTTTCATCTGGCCTGTTACATCAGCAATCGCCTGCTCACGCTTTTCTTCCCCTGGCATTTCATAATTAGTAGCCGCTTTGTTAACAGCGCTGAACGCCAATGTGTCTAACATGCTCAACACTTCGCGCTGGGTAGCGGACTTATTCGCTACAATCTTGGTCTTCAATGCCGGATTGATCCGGGTAAACCAGCCAACCAGGGCAAAAATTAAGACACCTAAGATACCGGTGTCGTTGAGTAATTTAATAATCTTCGTAAATTCATTCATGCTTTTTCCTCCTAAGATTTTAACTGACTCTTGAGCTCTGCATTTTCAATTCGTAGCTGTTCGTTTTCCATAATGAGTTCATGATTTCTTTTTTCGGCTTCATCAGTTCGCGTCTTCATCTCCATGTACAGTCCTTGCCATTCTTCACGATTAGACTTCTTCCGTGATATTCGATTGGTGTACCATGCCGCAATCATACCGGCTACAACTGACATGATTAGATATATCTGATGCAAATAGCTCTCAGTCAAACTGAATCCGAGCGGCGGGCAATAATCATAATAACAATGGTCAGTGCGGCATTACTGATCCACGGCATTCCGCTCCCCATAACCATTGAATGCAAGAACTGATAAAATGACAAGGTCGCCATGGCAAACGTGGCCACAGTTAAAATGATGTGATCCATCCTAACCGACCGCTTAGGGTCCAAGACCCAGATTGCCATAACCACACCAATCACCACATACATCATGCCTACGGCATCATCATTCGCAATTTCAGCGACTACTGGTGGCCAAGTAAAATAATGATCACTAACCATCAAAAATAGGCCAATACCAATCATAGTAAAAGCAATCACGCTATGCAGCGGATTATCTCGAATTGGATGATACATATAAATTCCTTCTTCCATCAAAAAAGCACCTAGGCGGTGGTGGTCGCCGTCGTTGGTGCCGTGTAGTCATTACCAGTCAGCTCTTTGTACTGTTCTGGTGTGATGGTTCCAAGTGGCACGTAGGTTGCCAGCAAGGTGTCTGGCATGAAGGTTGGTCCCCAGCTGTATTGCATCTTTAAAACGTCAAAATTTGGGTAAATCATTTGAATCTCCTCCTTTAAGGTTATTCGGTTGTCTTAGTATTTCCAGCTTGTAGTGTGGCCATTGCTTGAGTAATCTGCACTAACATGGTCTTCATCTCACTATTACTTGATGCAGACTGCGCCTGAGCCTGAGATGACTGCACAGCCATCTGCTGTAACTGAATGAGTGTCTGCGTTGTCGTTGCCAACTTACTCTGGGCGTCCGCCGCATCAGCCTTAGCTTTCGCGACATCGGTCTGGGCGATGGTCAGGTCTTGGTTCGCCTGAATAAGTGCATCTTGCTGCGTCTGAATCAGATGGATAAGGTGATCCGTCCCGATATCCATTAGATGCTGGTCATCAGTCTTCACCGAACCGTTGCCGGTCAAGTAGTAGTGGGACCAATTTTTTAAGAAAAAGTCCCGCTCATCATCAATTGGAAGGATAAAGATTTCTGTTAATTCATCTGCCTTTTCTGTTTGTGGAATGGACTGGATATAGCCCGTGTCCGGGTCTATTTTGACGTAGTAGGTCAACATTCGTGTTCCTGTTTCTGCCATTTGAATCACTCCTTAAATTTTTTCAATTCCAATCGTTGCTGGGGCGGCCGAAGCTGTGCCTTGCAAAGTCCCGTTGGTCGTAAAATGGATGTAGTAAAACGTGTCTGCTGCATAGCTATAAAACGCCCTGCTAATCACCCCATCTGTAATCTTGACCGCATCACTAGATATCGATACATCGGTTCCGTTTGTAGAGTGATCAGCATAAGCGTAAATTCTCGTTGACCCAGAGGCTTGCTTCCAGGAGCTGATGTCTGTGAATCGGTATCCTTTTGGGGGGAGAACAATCGGGTAGTATCCATTAGCTCTACCATGGTCGTTCACGCATACGCTACCGGACAAGCTAGCCGTCCCATCACCGTTATCCTTAAAGAAGACGGCACCATCTTTTACGGCATCGGGAAGAGCGAGTGGAATCCACCCGCTATCTGGCACAAAGGTGTCACTCCCGACCACCAGGCCGGTTACCGGCTTACCTTGAATTGTCGCTGTCATCTAACCGCCTCCTTAGCTAGTCGTCTTGTCTGTGTCTGTCGTTTCCATGTCATCGGTTACCCAGCGCAAAATTAGACGCCCAGCAGCCAAGTCAGCCTTACCTAGGGCAGTTGCGTCAGATTGTGTCGTGATGCTAGCCCCCATAACCGGAAAGCCTTCAACCTTCACGTCACCGTAATCGCTGTCTAGTGTGCCCTGTAGCTTCCTTGCATCGTTGACCTGTACAGAGTGCTGCTTATCCGCTAGCTCATAGGTAAGCCCGTTGATGGTGACCGTGTCATCTCCGTTGTCCTTGACGTAGCCCTTACCGGCAGTCTCAATTGACGTGGTGACTTGCGTCTCCGTCTGTAGCGGCGTGCCATCGGGGCCAACTCCACCCTTCTCAAGCGTGACGGATTCCTTGAAGTCGGCTGGCTTACTGCCATCGATGACGGTGGCAGGAATGTTAGCCTTTATATCATCAATAGTTGCAATGTGTTTTGATGCAAAGATTGCATCAAGGTCGGCCTCATTAAGTGAACCAGCCTGACTGACAGTAATTAAAACATTATCGGCATCGCTCACCGTTGTATCAGTCTGGAATGAATCATTTAAGTTGGACTTACCGTCATATGCAGCGATGTAGTCTGGTAGAGAGCTTGGCAGTACTCCATACAGAATTTCATCCCCGTTTTCTGGTCGTGCATAAAAGCCGACTGTATAGAGACTGTATGCCGTCGTCACATCTTTAGACGGAAAGTCTACCCGCATAGTCAAGGTAGTGTCATCCTTCTTAATAATTCGTGAGTATTCGACTGTCTGCTGTACATCTTCAATTGATGTGAGCTTTTTTAAATCGTTGACCGGAGTAGCTGAGTAATCATGGCTTGAGGCCACTGCTCGGGTGAATTGGATTTTATCCAAGCCCCCAAGTGTGCCCGTTGCCAGTGATCGACCAGCTTCGGTCAAATAGGTAGTATCAAATTGCACTTTTATCCCTCCTTAGAGACTTGGTGAAGCCGCTGTCGCTGAGTGACTGTGGCCACGGCCGTATTATCATCTGTAGTGTGCGCGCGGTCTCTCATGCTATCCATAACGGCAAAGTGAGAACGCTCTTTTTTAGTGGCTGTGGCCACGTATAGCGTCTGGGTAGCGACAGCCTGAAAGTCAACGCTGACAATTTTTACTTCTGGCATAACGGCTGATTCTAGTGCTTTAACCAGAAGGTTTTTTTTACGAGCAGACTTACTATAACGGTTTGGGATATTGGTGAACCTTACTGCCTCAGGATCGCCCCCTAGTTCGTCCGGGTCAGTGATGACATCAAACTCAGTCGGGTCAGCCTGTAGGATAAAGGCGATCAGACTGATGATGTCGTCCTCAGTAACTCCGATGCGACTGAGCATCTTAGCTAGTCGAATCTGGAAACGTAAGAAATCATCATCGTTATCGATGCGGCTCACGCCCCAGTCAGCGGCGATATCATCTAAGACACCGCCTTTGGCCCGGTCAAGACTTCGAGACTCGTAGATCTTCCTGAACTCATCGACCTCGTCAATGATCAAGTCGGCAATAACGCCCAAAATCGCCTGGTTGTTGCTGTCGGGGCTTTGATTAGCCATTCCGGGAAGAGCCGTGATAATCAGCTGACGAATCGTGTCATCATCCAGCCCCTGGTCGGTCCAAAACTGCAGCCATTGCTTATCCGTCATCAACAATCACCTCGATGTCGTCGGCTGTGATGTAAGCCAGCGTGTAGGCGTCGACAGTGACGTTTCCGAGCGTCAAGGCGGCCTTATTCGTCCCGACGGTTACATCGATACTGGATAATCCCGAGACCTGCCACAGGTACTCAAAGAGCTTTGAGTACAGCAAGGGGTCGCCCATGTTTAGCGTGCGGTCGTACTCAATGACCTTATTTTTTAGATCGGTGATTCCGTTGTCCGTGTCAAAGCCATCAGTCGTCTTGATGTGGATTTGCACGTATACCGTCTGCTGCTTGGCCCGAGAGAAGTTAACCGTGCGCTCCTGTCCGGAGGCGTTTAAGACGGTCTTCGACACTTCTCCGTAGGTATGTCCGGGCAGCCCGACCGCGTGAAAAATGGCCTCAGCCACATCTTGGTCAGAGCCACCAATCACATAGACATGAGTGGTCTTAGGCGGGTTTCCATCAGCATCGGTCGTCAGCTCGTCGTTAGCCGTAACCTTACACTGGATAACCCCGGTGACGTTTTCAACCTTGGTCTTGATACCGTCCTCGGTAGAGTCGGACTTAGACAGCTTATTCTCAAAGATGCGAGCCCGATAATTAACCTCTGACTCAATCTCCTCACCGCCAGTTGCGGCCTCTGGGTTAGTCACCCGAACAACTCCCGCAATTCCCTCGGTACCATCACTACCGCCTTCATCCGTGATGGTTCCGGCGCCAACGTTGCCACTCACTCCCGGTTCATTTGCCTGGGCCTGTACGGTCACCCGACCAATCTCATTGCCGTCGTCATCCGTCAGTGGAACGTCAGCCCCAGTGTCGTCCTTTACGGTAGCTACCCCAGGGACCTTTGCTTCATCGAGTGTATTGAAGACGACCCCATCAGCCGTGCTGTACTGAGTTCCTTCGGGAATTACGGTATCTGGATCAGCATCAATCTGCAGGTAAACGGTAGCAGCCGTCGCGGGATTCCGAGAAACTCCGATGTCTGATCCACTGATATCTAAGTCTTGGTTCCGTCCGCGTAGCGTGTAAGGTGAGTTGTAAGTTAGCTCAGCCAACTGTTCGACGAGGTTCTTGCCTACCGAAATAGCCCCAGCAAACTGGCCAAATCGGTGAGCATCATCGGTGGCCAGACTATCGCCCAGGGCTTCTTTAAAACGCTGGTTAACGCCCTCACGGATGTCGTCCAGCTCTTCCCGGTCAAATCCTTTATCAGTCAGTCCCAATGTTATCCACCTCCGTTCCTGCGGTTACCGTTGTTTCTTCGCCAGAATCATCCAAATAAGTAACGGCTAAGTCGACCGTTGCCGTACGCCCATTACGCTTAATATCTTTGATCTCAGCACTAACAAAATTGTCAAATTGAGATTCGAGATAGTCTTCAATCTCAGCTTCTAAGCTCGGAATGTCGTCCAAGTTTTCAATAATGTGGAGATGATTAAGACCAAAACTGGGATTCCATGATAACTCGCCCTCATTAGTGCCTAAAGCAATATTTGTTGCCACAGCTTGATCATCATCATCAATCATCACAAAATCACCGGTCTCCGGGTCAATGATGATATCACCACTATCATCGGTTGCTAAGTCCTTACTCACTCTTAATCACCCCCAAAACAATGCCATCGTTGATGTCGTGCATACGACGGCTGGCTAATTCAAATTCACCAGCACCATTGTAGTTATCCATGTCTCGGTCGTGAAAACCTACCAACACCGAACTGCCACGTTTTATCGTCGAAGCTGCTGATTCCAGAATTAGGCAGTCACCGATAATTGCTCGCTCATTACCATCCGATTGCTTTGGTGAGGGCTGAACATCCACTCGCCAGGGAGAACCCTTATCAATTGAGATCACCTTCCCCAACATAAAGCTATGGTCGGCCGCAAGAAAGTATGGCAGAAGCCCATTTAGGACCACATCAAGCGGATCATTTTTGTCTTGACTCATACCATTTCCACCTCACAGCTTGTCTGCATATCATCTAGCGAATGCGTATAGTTTTTTACCCGAACCAGCGACTTAATATTTTCGGCAACATAAAAGACGGAACCGTTAGCCACCAATGGATTGAGATAGGTTACTACCGTCCATGTTGCCTTCTTTCCGTCTTCGTCATTAATGGTTGGCATATTCACCAAGCCATCTTTTAGTGTCAAATAAAGATGTGTCTGCCACAGCTTAAGCTTTTCATCGTAGTCAATAACAATGTCATCGATGCGATATTGAAATTTGCTACCGCAGTCTTTCACGATCGCCTTGATAGCCGCTTCTGGCTTTTTGGTCAAGGTATACCCATGCTTGTACACTTTATTTTTCTTAAGGTGTAATACGGCAATCGGTATGCCTGATTCTCTGGCGATCCGTTGAATGATGGTCTTGGCCTTAACACCTTTCTTGAAGCGAATGTTGATGTTTTTCTTCTTGCTAGTTGTCCACGTGATTGTTTTACCAGCGGACGTCTTGTAGCTGTGTTTAACCGTCTTCGCACCCGAATAGGTATTATAAATTTTTTTGTTCTTCGAGTAATCCTTACCCGCTACGAAAGTGATTGAAATTGAATGATCTTCACCATCACGAGCTTCTGGCGATACCTTGGTGATGTTTCCTTCACCAATGATGCCAAACATGTCATAACCGCCGGCTTTAACAACGATGTGTTCCTTGGTCTTAAATAGGTCCTCGTGTGCCTTTGACAAGTTGGAAATACTGATTGTATTGGTAGCGGGTGATCCGCCGTCGCCACCGCTAATTTCACCCGTAATGGTGAGACCGTATCCAGCCGGTGTGAAGTTATTAAAATTATAAGTTCCCTTTTTCAGAACTAAATCAACTTCAACTTTAGCACCGTACCATGTCTTTCCATCGGGGTTAGTAACTTTAAGCGCCATCACTACCACCACCCTCATATACACTGTCATCATCTAACAGATAGACTGGATTTTGGAAGTTTTCAATTCTTACCGATGATTCCAAACCAGCTTCATCCATTGGAACTAGTCGTTCGGCAGGTAGCCAATCGTAAGCAGCCCAATACCATAGCGGCACGCCATATGTCAGCGGTTCCCCTAAGATTTGATGCGTGTCATCATCAACAGAAACGATATCAATGGATAGCACTCCGGATAGCTCATTCTGCTGCAGAGTTAGCTCGAATGTTCCGCCCTCTAACTCAACTTCTTGTCGATCAGGAAGATTATTCAAATTAAATGTGATACTATCGCGTTTCATTCAAGCATCCTCCTTACTTTGGAATCTTAAGCTTGTGTCCGGGAAACATTGTTTTATGCCAATCACCATTCAGCTTCGTTAAAGTGGCCACGGTTGTTCCTTTCTTCTGAGCCAGGGCCCAATAGGTATCGCCGGACTTAACAGTGTAAGTGCTGTACTTGCCTTTATCTGTGCCCCTATTTTTGGCTCCCTTAGTCGCTCCTTTACTCTTAGTACTCTTTTTGGACTTGCCATAAAGTACCTTTGCCGGTTTGACGTAGGTGAAAGTGATACTCAGTTCCAAGGCGTTTTCACGCGGTATTCCTGAAACAGTCTTGCTAATTGAAGAAATCTTAGTATGATTCCAATTGGAAAATCCCTTGATAATGAACTCGGTATCTAACCGTTGCAACTTCTGAATGGCATTGAACTGCTTACAGGCATCGGCATATGTGTTGCCAAAAACATAGTACGTTCCTGACAGCTCTTTACTGGTTCGCGTGGACTTACCGGCACGTGGATCGGAATTATCGACCCCAATCGATACCACATCACTAGCATCCGTTTCGGTTGGTTGAACCTCGCCCAAAAAATAAACAACCGAACTCATTAGGTCAGCACGGTACAGCGCTGTTTGTCCAACAAGTGGTTGTTTTTTGTGTTTGGCGATTGCCGATGTGATTTTGGCTAGATTGGCTTTCTGTTTCTTCTTTTTAGCAGCTGCTTTCCGTTTGTCCGCCTCTTTCTTAAGAGCTGCGGCCTTCTTCTTATCCTTGGCCTTCTTGCTTTTCTCATGAGCCAGCTTAGTTTTAGCAGACTTAAGCTTTGAACGAGCAGTGCTCTGTTTCTTAAGCTGTTCCTGGTAGGATGCAGAACTTGTCAATTTTTTCAGATCAGCATAAGCAGCCTTTTGTGTTTTCTGTTTAGCCTTAATCTGATCTTGAATGGCCTTTTTCTTAGAAGTTTTGGCCTTGGCCAACTGCTTCTTCAGATCATCAATTTGTTTGCTGACGGCATCATAAGCAGCCTTTTTAGTGTCATACCCATTTTGCTTTTTAAGGTAGTCGTCAGTCTTATCGATTACCTTTTGTTGCTTGGTAATCGTGCTCTGCGTAGCCGTAATGCTTGCTGCATCTGATTTCACCTTTGCTTTCGACTTTGTTACTTGCGTGCTTAACTGTTTGTCCGACATCTGACTAGGTGACATCAATGAGACGGGGATAGTGGCCACTTTCTTTGTAGAAACATAACTTTTAACCAGCTCTGCCGTATTCTCTTTTAAAGTAATGTCCATTAAATAACCAATCCTCCTTCTCCTTGATCTGTGCCAGTAGCACGACGAAGCATATCAGCCAGCTGTTGAGTTACCTTAGACATTCCAGAGACGACTTGCTTTTCAACGTTTTGGCCGTTGCCACCTTCAACTTTAATGTGGTTGGTCATCTTAATGGTCACACTACGACCACCAGCTGAGGCGGCCACCTTGACGGGCTGTACCCGGCGTTCACCAGTATAGTCGTCAATCTTGTTCATAATATCCTTACGCCGCTGTTTCTTGTCTGGCGCCATTGGTACAATGGCTTCCAGCTTATTGCCTTCCGAAATTTCAGCAAGTTTGTGCTTCTTGGAAAACCCACCATTTTCAAAACGAGCATGACCACTGGGGCCCCAGCCACCTGTATGAACATCGTGTCGCCAATTGCTGTCGTTAAACATTGCCAACAACTGATCGTAAGCCGATAAGATGTTGTTGTGTCCTTTAACAGCATATGACTTAAAGGTGCTTGGAATGAATTGCAGTAAACCTTGAGCCGGATGTCCAGCAGCTGAGTTCACGTCATGAACCTTTTGGTTAACAGTCGCACTACCGCCAGATTCATGCATGATAACGCTCTTAATCGTGGCTAATTCGCTAGCACTGAGTTTCACGTGCATTGCCTTAGCAGCCTTTTCAATCATGGCAGAGCCACCATAACTAGCTCCACCCGTGCCACCATCAACCTCAATTGCCAACTTATCAGTTATCCACTTGGCGGCAGACTTTCCAAGCTGTTTGGTTACCAACTTAGTAAGTGCACCACTTGTTTTGGACTTCTTTTCCTTGTTGCCATAGTTGCCATGCAACTTGGTAACGTCCAGCCAGCCCTTAGTTGAAGAACCACCGTGTGACCATAGGCCTTCTGTAGAAGCCCCGATGTGAACGTGAGTACCGCTAGGACCAAGTTTGGCAATAGGTTGTCCTTACTTAACGTGGTCGCCAGTGTGAACAAGCAGTGTGGCACCACTACCGCTCTTACCATTGAGTTCTTGATAAATCAGGCTTAGGTTGCCACCCTTAGTTGAAATGAACTCGCCAATACCGTTACCACCTTCCCAGCCAGCCTTGGTTCCTGTACCGGTTACGGTTGAGTCTTGAAGTGCATGCACTGTTTTAGCACCTGAGAAGTCATTACCATCATGGCTAGAAAAACCGCCACCAACGCTCCCCCGATTACCAAACCCAGAGGTTAACTGCCAGCCTGCACCCAGAGAGTGAAGAACTGGACCGCCACCGCCAGTGCCTGAAATTAGGCCTTCGATGTAACCCCACATAGCGTTTGACCACGGAACACCGACAGTCTTAGCACCCGCCTTAGCGGTATTCGCCGTCCCCTTTTGAAGCGCCGAACCATCTAGCTTGACGTTATTGGAAAACTCCTTGTTGAATGCCTTACCAGGATTACCTGAGTTAGCCGAAGCAATTGCCCTTAGCTTGTCATCACTGGCACCAGTCCCTTTAGCGAAGTGTGGCAGATATGGCTTAGCTCGCTCTACCTGGGCTCCATTAAAGACGTTGTCACCCTTCTTCAAGTGAAAGACGCCGTTATCACCGATAGGTTTTAAGAGCTGATCACCACGCCCGACCAGCTCTTGACGTGGGCCGGTGGTTGCATCATTTAAGACAGCCATCTGATCACTAGCAATTGGGCCGTTAGACCCAGTTGCATAATGGATAGGCTTAAGCACTGACTTGTTCCCGCCAAATTGTGATAGCGCTGAATCGATACCAGTAAATCCATTATTCAGGTTAGTAATGGCACCTTTCATGGACGACTTAGCTAGCCCTGGTAACTTGCCGAAGTTATTGCCGAAGTCTGAAACGATGGTCTGGTCTGCCTTAGACATACCATCTTGCATTTTGTCCATGGTTTTAAGCCCAACATTTTTGAGCTGATTCAGCTGCTTATCGGCACCCTTTTGAGCGGCGTCAAAATCAGCAATCATTTGCTTGCGAATCAGGTCTGTTTGCTTATTGGTTCCATTCTTCGTGTCCTTTAGGATCTGGTTTGACTTCTTGTTAAGCCCAGTCAGTTTCTTTTGAGCGCCCTTGGTACCCTTACCATACCCAGATACGATATCGATGCCAATCTGATCAGCCGACCGCTTGGTCTTGTATTCAGTATTCTTCATGGTAGCGTCATTGACGCCCTTCACCTTGACTGTCGTAGCTACAGAAGCAGCGCCAACAGACCCAGTCCCCTTGGCATAGCCCGGTAGAATCCGGCCTCGTCCGAGGCCACCACGCATAGCTTTCAGGCTGTCACGATGATTCATGATGTGCATACCAGCTGTAAGATGCACCAGCTGCGGTCCGTGGTCGAAAATCTGATACTTACCAGAGCGAGCATCGTACCCAATTTCAGTCCCGGCCTCGGCCACCATAGCCATACCTGGTTTGATGGTTGGACCGCCTGAAGCGAAACCAGTTATCGGTTTTGTAACAATCGACTTTTTCTTTTTCTTCTTGGAAGTGATTCCAGAAGGGTTAAGGATTCCATGGCTCTCACTCGGATAGGTACTCTTAGTATTCACAGTACCAATCGGACCACCAGTCGCATTAGTACTTAGGCTGTTAGTCAAAGCAGCTGTGTGTTTGCTGTTGTACTTGCGCTGATGATCGCTCTTATCACCCGCAGGTGATGCTGTACCATTCTTCTGGTACCAATCGGCCCATTTACTCAGCTGATCAGCGATTGCACCGCCAATATACGTTCCAACGGCAGCACCAGCTGGACCCCCCAGATAGAAGCCGATCGCGCCGCCAACGGTGTCACCGCCAAGTTTCCAAGCGGCTTTGGCACCCTTCTTGGTTGAGATTCCATCCAGAAATACCTGAGAACCATCAGTTGCAAATTTGCTTGCGATGGTCATCCAAGCGATGTTGTGAATCGCATCAGAAAAGAGCCCGCCACCAGTACGGCCAGCAACCTTGGCTCCGTTTTTAATCTTTGTGGCAAATCCGCGACCACCGGTCTTACCTGCAGCAGTACCACCCTTTTTTGCTTCTTTAGCAAAGTGACGACCACCAGCAGTACCACCGGACTCAATTGCTTCTTCAATTTTCGTGGCAACTTTACTGCTGCTTTTGCCACCGCCGGCACGCTTACCTTTTCCGCCGCCAAACAAAATACCTTGATAAGAGTCAGCTGCATCTAAAGCCGTCGTGAGTTTTAGCTGCGTGTTGATTTCTTTGAGCATTTTCAGGAACTGGGTAGCTTTTTTGACAGCAAAAAAGCCGACCATAGCTTTAGCGGCCAGCTTAATTGCTCCTTTATGTTGATCAATACCTTTCAATAAATCATCAAGTTGGTCCAATGGGTCTTTCGCTGCTTTACCATTTTTATCGACTAGACCAAATGCATCGCCGATATCAGTGAGAATGTCAATGCTATCAGTCCAAACTGCTTTGCCGAATATTCCGCCAATATCACCAATATTTTTCATGACATCCAAGATAGTATCTTTATGCTTATCTAGGTAACTGATTCCATCTACCGCCGCACCAGTAACGACACCCAGTGCTGAGGATTTGCCTTTGGCATACTTCTTCATCATTTTGTCAGAAAGTAGATCTTGCATGGTTGAAGCTGTCTTTTTATCCATGTTGAAAGCCGTTTTCATGACATCCCCGGCCAACGTACTAAACCGGGACTTCATGTACATGCTCATTCCTAAGAATGAGGTCATGGCTTCCTTGGTTGAACCTTCATACTTTTTACCAAGATAGGTCAGCGTATCAGTAAATTGTTTAGCCGATAGCTTCCCAGCTGCGGACATGGCATACAGTTGCTTCATGCTCTTACCAGTCGCCTTCTGCAGGGCTTCCCCAAACATCGGGAACCGGTTGATCATGACCGCCATATCTTCGGACGACGCCTTACCACCGGCAACAATCTTGGCAAATTGCTCGCCAGATTCTGCTAGCGCGTCGTTGGACATGTGCAGAGTGGAACCTAAAGCGATAAAGTCATTGGTCCAGTTCTTGGTTTCCTTTTCGTTCGAGTGAACGTGGTAGAAACTCTGGGCCATTTCGTTTAAAGTGTCTGCGGCGTAAATAGAGTGCTGGGACATGCTGTTGATGTACTTAACCAGGTTTTTCCCATCCTTGGGTGCCTCAGTAGTCAGGGACGTCCACACGGTCTTCATCGTGTCTTGTTCCTTGTTGTACTCCATTCCGGCCTGTGCAGCTTCGTGAAGCCCATTGGTGAGTGCCATCACACCGTTGGAAATCATGGTTCCAGCAAAAGAGCCAGCGATGATATCCTTCAATCGCCGACTCTTTTTTGCTGTCTTATCCATTTCATTGCCAACCTTACGAGTCTGCTTCTCAACTTCACTGGCACCAACCTTGACGCCATCAGTGTCAAACTTGACCTTAGTGACCGTCTCCTTTGGCAAGTCGCGTAGTTCTCGGCCTACCTTGCCAATCGGTGTTAGCAGTCCAGTAATCGATAACTCTAATTCTGAATAACGTCTTTTTTGCGTAGACGTATACGCCTCAGAAACATTATTTAGATTAGAGATTTTGTCGCGGAAAGTCGTCGCTGACTTTGAACCACCTTGAATTGATTGATTGACTTCATGTTGTGCCGACTTTAGGCGATCGTCAGCACCGATCATCTTATCAATGGTATCAATGAAGGTGCGACCAAACGCGCCTACTTCCCGGTTGACTGGTTCAAACTGGTGACCCAAGGAGCTCACCTTGTCGATGATTTTGTCAACACTGGTATCAAGTTTCTCTAGCTTAGGGTAATCGATATTAAAACCAATACCAATATCCTCACGACGCAATTCTCCTGCCATTTAGTCACACCTCCTTAACTATTATTCCTGTTAGCCTTCTGCAATTCATTCCAGAAACTCGTAATGCCGTTATGGATTGCTGTACTCTCACGATCGACCTGTTCACTTAAAATTTTGCTAGCTAGGTTACTCATAACGATTCGTTGATCTAAACTCCACTTTCCGACCTCTTCGACTGAACTGGCTAGTCCTAACGACACCGGTAAATAAAGCTCGTAAAGGCGGTCAACTTCCTTGTCAATCCGCTTCTGGTCAATCTCGTTTTCTTCTTCATTGAAGAAACGCGAGTCATTAGATGCAATCTGACAGAAACGTCACAGCTCGAATTGCTGTTGAAGCATAGCCGTCATGGTCCATGACCTCGGCAAAGTACAGACGTGCTTCATTAATTGCGTCATATCCCCCGCCATTTTCAGACCAAAAGGACATATCAAGTGGCTTGTCAGGATTATCTACATGACGGAAAACGTCCTTATTGAGAGCCTGCAATACGGCAAGTGTTTCATCGGCGCCATCGACCCCACGAATATCAGCAGTCAGGTTTAGAGCCTCACGATAGCCCGGGAACTTCATTAAAATGTGTGGTTTCTTGCCGTGCTTGCCATCTAGTTCGACTTCCTTAGTTTCTTCGGTTTTGCGAACCTTTTTATTAAGATCAGCAAATGCATACCGTGGGTTGATAATGACGTTTTCATTAATCATGTTGATCATTTCGGCATAGCCCCGCTCGTTGTTACCAATGTTTTGCTTAGCTCGAATCTTCATCAGCATTTCATAACCGGGGTCCCGGAAGGTTGCCTCAATTGTCTTAGGGTTCTCCTTGTCCCCATACTTAATCGTTTCGTGCTTGTCCATCTCTGCCAACTTCGTTACGTCTACTTTTGGTGCTGCCATTTTTTCAGCCATCTAAAATCATCCTTTCAAATTTTGGGTATGTAAAAAGCAGGCTCGAAAGCCTGCTGTCGTCTTCTATAGTGCTAATTAAGCGGCGTTGCCAAATGAATCCTCATATTGGCAAGCTAGCAACGTCCAGTCACGCGTGGTAATCCCATTAGATACAGAACCATCAGGCATCTTTTGAATCAAGCAAACGCTCGATTGTACGACCTCGCCGTTGTTATCGTTTTGAACCTTGAATCCGAATGTTGGCACGGTATCTGACCCATGGTTCATTTGACGGTAGTAGCAACCATAGATGATATCGTGTGCTGGCGCTCCGTCGTTTAAGTGAGCAACAAATTGCCCTAACTTCGAGTGATTAATCAGGCCCAGTGGAACGCCCTTAAAGTCAGATGCCACATCGACATCGTTATCAGTCTTAGACCAGTTAACGGCTTCACCAGACTGGAACCCGCTGAGTTCCGTTGGAGTGCCATCAACAATCACGTAAACGTGAATAAAGCGGGAATCCTTTAGGACAAAATAACTCCCGTCATCGAGTTGAACACGTTGAATCATTTAACTCCACCTCCTAGAGTGTAATGGCATTGTTCAAGTAGACCTTTTCAAATGGGTTAGGCAATCCCATCTGAACATCTAATGACTTGTACTTACGTTGCGAGATTTCATAAGCGGATAATTGTGAACGTGACTTGGCCGTTACATGAAAATCAGCCTTGCCATCATCCCCGGTAGCAATGGTTCCCAGTTTGAACAAGTCATCGCCGGCTGCTTGTGCGGTCGTAACTAGTTCACTGATATTGTCATCAGTAATCTCGGTAAAGTTTTTACTGTTCATCCACTTTTGAATCCGATATCGAAGAAAATCAGTGTTGAATTGCGCATTGAAAGAGTTGTCAATGTAGTTGCCATTTAACTCTTTGTCAGCGCTCAACATGAGATCATCGGCCTTATTAACGACCGTCAAGCCATTCAGATTTTCAATCATATCCCGTTCAACCTGGGTCCAGTCATTTGGCACAAACTGACTGAGATTACCAATCCGCATCCAGTCAAGCAGCGTCAGAGTCGAAGCATAGGCTACAGCTTGTGCGGCCGGCTTATTTTCAGCACTCTTTTCGACAATCGCCCGAAGGTGTCCCAGCTTGTCCTTATCGGTTTGCGTTGCAATCGCGTAATCATGCCACTTTTGCAAATCAACGATGTTGTCGACCTGCAATACCAACTCACTGTGTGCATTGGCGTACATAATATCAGCAGCTGTTTTGATGTCGTCATCCGTCATCCCAACTGGAATAAACCACCGAGGGCCATCGTTTAAATGGTCTTCCAACCACTTTTGCACACCAGAGATAGTAGCAGATACTGTCGCACCATCAGCAGTTGGCGTCACGCTGACGTCATTTAGACTAATGACATCGGTGTTTGGATAAGTGCCAATCATAACTGGCCCTTCGAAATCCTTAACATCAAACATTGCTTCGACAAGCGCATATTCCTCAGTTGTTTCATCAAAACCCGCATCTGGCATTTCTTCTGGATCATGAACTAGCAGCACGCTTTCGGTTGCGTCAGTTCCCCGGCGTAGCAAAGCAACGGCTGCAGTATCCGATCCCGTATTAAGTGGGGCAACCGTCGTAGTTGTGATTAAATCTGAGGGCTGCTTAATAATCTTTGCAATAGGCATTGTTTATGATTCCTCCTTTGTAATCTTGATATTCGGTTCAACGGAATCGAGCTCGCCCACTTGTGTCCGATCACGATAGTCAGGGTTGATCATCAGCGTGACTGTGACACCAACCTGATTTTCAACAGCGATCGTCCAATCTTCGTCAAGTGGCTCAGGGTCACTCACTTCCACAATTGAAATTCCCTGCTGGGCCAAGTCGACCTGTGGTTGCATGGAACCTAAGACGTTTTGCAACCATTCGATGCGATCGCTAGCTTCCAGTGGGTCATCACAGTGGACCTTTAACTGAATAACCTTAAGAAATGGTTCACCTACGTGCTTAAAGGTGATTCGTTGATGAGCATTGGCAATCGTCCAACTAAAAAAAGGCAACTGACGTTTTTCGTCAATCACCTTCTCATAGACCCAAGGGATCTTCTCCCCCTGGTTCATTGGATACTTGTTCAGCTCCGTTACCAGAGCTGTCACCGTTTGTCGGTTGTTCATCATTACCATCTCCATTCCGTTGAAGCGTGTAATAAGTCAGCTGGCTATGCGTCAATGGCGCTTCACCAGTTACCTCATACGTTTCACCCGTGTTTTTCCGAAAAACCTTGGTGCCCTTCTTGTACCCCGATGTACGTGAAGACCAGACCAAAATGCTAACTTCCATCTCACCACCAGAGCCTTGCTGGTATGTGATAGCTGGATTAGATGTTGTTGTGAGGGGTTCAACCACATCACGCGGTGTTCCCCATGACTGACCACCTATTCCTAACGGGTCGCTACCATCATTACCAAGATATGGTGTGATTGTCAGCGGTTCTTTAATACGGTCAAACATAAAATGAAAAGTGTTCAGTTTTTGAAAATTAGGCATTAGTTACGTCAGCGGTGACATCTGCTCCATCTTCCGTTGCCGTAGCCTTTACGTTAGTTGGCTCTGGTTCAGTTTTTTTTAGCACCGTCCATCCTGGTACATCAACCTTACCTGATGGATTTTCGGCATTAGTATCATCAATAACTGCGGCTTGATAGTCGCCATCAGCCACAACCGTACCTGCTGCTAATCCAGTTACAGATACCTTTTCGGATGGATCACCAGTTGCTAAGGGTGTCGTTTCACCCTTCTTGTAAATCGCTAATTTTTGAGCCATTTTTATAGCTTCCTTTCGCGGGTCCATGTGATTGACCCAATTAATTTTCCTGTGTCCTGTAGCGGATCATCGAATCCCTTACGGTCAACAGTGAGCGACGCGTTATGCGGCGTGTGCAGGTCACGGATAGTTTTCTTGATATCATTTGAGATTCTTCGCCCTAGCTGATTTTCAAGACTTTCTGCGGACAACTTGCCGTCCATGACTTGAAGAAAGCCATCGGCCACAAGTTGCCCCCACTCATCATGATTGCGTTCAAAGGCAATATTCAGAAACCTTCTTGGTGGAATCCGAACGCTCTCTTTGAGTACGAACATGATAGTCATGCCGTATGGGGCCGACTTGTCGGCGACCACTAGGACGTGATTGTGAGCACCCTTAGGTCGGAACAGGCCTGGTATCTCACTTGGCTTTCGACCTTTAGCAGCGGCCGTTGGAATAGTCAAAAATGACTTCTTAGCATGAATCACCATGCCATGTTCATTGACCCGGGCAACCATCTGTAAGAACGAATCATCGATGGGAACGCCAACAATCAAATCCATTTGATTAAGCCGTTTAGATCGCTCAACCCACTCTGAAATGTGATTAAAGCTTGCCACCTAACCACCTCAATCCCGACTGAATGCCCGACCACGGCGATAACTACGTCCGAATTGATCGACCAAGGCTTGGTACCGCAACATGTACGGGTCATTGCCTTTCGACCAATCGAACATGGTCTGAGATTCACCTAAATGGCTGGCAGACTGAACGCCGCCGTTAGCCACCAAGGTGTCCACATACAGCTCACTAAGCACTAGCAGGCGGTTGGCCTCTTCCTGCTTAACGGGCTTGATGTGGTCAGCCTGCACGGTCGTCCACGAGTCATCAATAAGCTGCTGCAGATACTCGTCATCGTCCAAATCAGACGCCATCGGGTACTTTTTTAGCTTATCGAGTGTCGTCTTGTTATCGGCCATTTAGATCACCTCTACTTAGCAGGAGTTGTTGAAGCGAAAGAAGCCTTCTGCTTGGGCAAGAAGTCCGTGGATACCTTAGCCTTATACGCAACAACATGAATACTTCGAGGATCAACATTCTTAACGATTTCCCAAGTAGATGGCTTGGATAGTTCATCAATCGTTGCAGTTTGGCCTGCAGCGGAGAACCCATCAGCCACCGAAGTACCCTTCACGTGAATGGTTTCGGTACGACGGTTGATAATGTTAGTACGACCACCATTCTTACGGGCTTCACGTTCAACTTCGGTTGAATCAGACGGGTTAGCTACGGAATAACCAATAGCCCCGTTACCAAAGATGTAGGACGTTGCAACACCGTTAGCATCCAATGGCAGATCATCATCAACCACGATTTGCATCCCGTTGTAGGTACCGAATGGCCCCACTGCAACGTTTGGCTGAACGGTGTCAATCATGTTTTGTAACTTCATTTCGGCATAAGCACTGGAATTAACTGCAATCTTATTGAACGTTTGGTCTTGCAAGTCGCCCAGCTTATTGATTGTTGCCAAAAATCCGCGAGCAGAGAAGTTGTTGCTTGAATCATCAAACATCTTTGCAGTCGCGATATCCGTATTTCCAAATACCCCAGCAAGGATTGCCATCAGCAACTTTTGTTCTGAATTGCTCCAAAAATTAGCAAACCGCGATGCTATAACGTCGGCTGGATTAGAGATGGAAAATTGTTGGGCAATATCTGTGTACCCAAATGCCTTAACCAAGCGAAGTCGCATGGCCCGTTGTTTACCCGTAGTGACACCGGAGACACTGATATCATCGGTATCAGTCCATGGATCTGGGTCACCTTCCAAATCATTGGTAAACGGTAAGGTCATAGTGTCTTCCGTTGAATCCAACAAATGGGCACCAAATTGGTCGTCGGGCGTCAAGATACCGGATTGAATCATGCGGTTAGTCTTGGTGCTGAGATTAATGACGTTCTGTCCAAACAAAGTCGGTTGGATCATTCCGGAAAGTTGTGTAAATACGTCAGTTGCCACTTAAATCACTCCTTTTTCTAATTCATAAATTGTTGTGCTAGTTGAGGATTTTTCTGATAAATCGCAAGTTGTTCACTGTAGCTCATTGAGTCCCAGTCCTTTTGTGTGACTGTTGCACTGGGTGTTTGAGTACCAGCCGCTGGCGTTTGGTCTCCTTGCATTCGTTTCAACGTTTCGGCGTGAACCGCATCAGTGAAGGACTTCTCAAAGGCATCAGCTTTGGCCACCATGGTGTCGTGGTCTTGATCGGCGATGTAATCGGCAAACGTAGCGGGCAGTTTACGATTGGCAAGCTCTTGTTGTGCGTAAAAATGAGCTTGTTCCCGGTGAAACTTGTCTCGTTCCTGCTGATACCGTTCTTCTTGTGCCTTGCGGTCGGCCTCCGCCTTTTCCTCCGCAGACATCTTGGCTCGGGCTTCTCCCTTAGCAATAGCGTCATCAATAAATCCTTTGAACTTATCAGAGTTCATAAACTGATCAACAGCGTCCTGGCGGATTCGCCGTTGATCCTTGGCTGAAACTTTGCTAGGTTCTTTACCTTCGGGATTATCATCCGGATTGGGATCAGCTGGTGGTGTTGGCTCCGTTGGCTTTTGAGCATCGGCTGGGGAACCAGTATTGTCATCTGGAGCTTCAAACAATTTTGAGTTGAATAAATCGCGTTTTAACATAAAAAATCCTCCTTGAATGCCTTTTAGAGATTGCATATCTCATCAGCTGTTCTTTAACGCCCGCAACCGAAAAAAGGGCATAAAAAAGCACCTTAAATAGGTGCTGGTTCTTCTACATGTTCTCGTTTCTTGCATCTGCAATTAGGATGCCATGGTAAATCTGGACACTCACTAAGCGAAAATGGTCCTTGAGCTGCCAGCTTGCGGCATTTTTCGCAGGCGTCCGGCTCTGTCACAATATCAATGCGTTTTACGCGTCGGTTTTTTAACGAATCCATGGTAGCCTTGTCAACTACTCGTGCCGATTCAGTTCGAATAAGGCGGTCGACCATCCACATTTCAGTCTCACCAGCTGCTTGAATACCCTTTGGTACCATACCTGTAGCGCCAAAATGTAGGAGCTTTTCGAGCTGGTCTTGATCTAATCCACCACTAAGTGAATCGCGTACCACTTTCTGGACGTCGGCGACCATGTCATCTGAGCGCACCCACAAACGGTCTGACCAGTCCGAGCCATCGACCGCATGGCCAATGGCTGGTGTGATTTGAGCGTTTTGGGTACGTGGAAGCGTCCAAGTGAGGTGCTTCGATGCAATGGCTTGCTGATACTTTTGCTCAGACACATAGTCGTTAGCGAGGTGCTGGCGACTAGTCTTGTGGACTTTCTCAGTTGTGACGGCAATGGTTGCACCGATAAGGGCCGCAACTGCGTCAGCATGGTCACCGCCAGCTGCTTGATACTTTGTCAGCTTAAGCCGCTTCTTTAAGTCAGCACTGGACTGATCACCATCCGTGAGCAGGTCGATAGCGTGCATGAACTGGTCTAAGTCCCAGTGAGTGACCCGTTCGCGAACCACATCAGCGGTCAATCCCTTACTACTGGCATATCGAGCGTAGAAATCCCTGATATTATTACTGATGAGTTTTAGTGTTTGGTAGTATAAGTTATCAGTCTGGCCTTTAAATCGTTTGTCCGAGCTTAGGAGCTGGCTTATTCGCTGTTCCTCCTGCTGGTCGGTCACTGTCGTCTTCGCCATCGCTTACACCACCTTGAGCTTTATCTTGGTCGGAGCCATCAATCTTAGCCATGTAATCTAATCCATCCTGTTTTTCCTGGGCCTTCTGGTCTTTCATGCGCTTCTCTTCACCATCAGGTTTGACCCCGGTAGCCGATTCAACCGCTTCCCAGAACGTCTGATTAGAGATGGCACCGGTCTTTAGCAATAGGGCTGCGTTCGTGATGACTTCGTTATCGTTCTTCGGCAGATTAGGCGTATAGCTAGGGTTGACGTGCTCAGCCTCGTCTGTGGACTTGATAAGTGACGTCTTCGCCCAATAGGTGGCCAGCAAACGGATTCGACGCTTAATTCCCCGTGTGTACAGCGATTGTTGCGTCGCCCGTTCTTGGTCAGAACCCCACAACTTGTATGACATGGCCACACCACTGGCGTTAGCCGCGAAGTTTTGGTCCGTGACGTCCGGGGTGTTGGTGTCCTTATGAATATCAGCAAGTAAGCGGTCGTTGTACGTCTGCCAACCCTGAGCGTTAAGCTCTTTGGTCAGATACTCGGCTGATGTCTGAATCACAGTCGGTGCGCCACCGATGTTGTCAATAAGTCGTGGCCTTAAGAACAGGATTCGCTTCTCAGGGTCGACACGATCAACTTTGTAGATGGGGTCTCCATTTGAGTTAGTGATTTGATTTCCATCGGCATCTTTCAGCGGTTCGGCATCGTCTAAGTCGTCATCGTCGTCCACGTCTCCACTAATCACCAAAATGGCGTTGTTGAAGTCCTCTTGGGAGTTTGCCATCTCGGAAATGGACTTGTCGTAAGCGTCAATCTCGTCCAGTTTTGGCTCCCATGCACCCAGTCGCTCGTCGTTTAGCTTGTACTCGGTGATTGGAACCGTACCGAAGAAATGTGGAGACTGTTCGATCAACGTGTACTCGCCGTTCGGGCTATCCGTACTGGTGAAGTAGTAGACCATGCTATCCGTATAGACTTCGACGTAGTAAGTCGTAGTCTTCATGAAATTGACCATGTAATAACGCACGGCAAATAACGAGTTTAGGTCTATCGTCGTGTCATATACAACAAAGCAGTGGGCTGGATCAATAGCGCGCAAGGCTAAGTCATTAGTTCCCTGTTTGACGTAGGTCAACTCGTACGCTCGGCCCGTATTGTTGAGGTTCTTACTCATCACCTTCTCGTGATAAGGCTCATCTACCGCGTCGTTAAATGCCGCAATCGCGTTCACAATGTCTTCTCCGCTATCGTCAGGCTTATCGGGGTCACTGTAAGCAAACTTTAGCGGGTTGCCAAACTGATAGCCTACCTTTTGATCCGTAATGTACCGTGGCAGGCCAGATGTGATACGATTATCGGCTCGGTCAGGAGCCTTGTCTGATCGCCAGAAGTGAATGTCGTTTTCGGCCTGGTAATAGCGTTCGAGGGTCAGCAAGCGTGGAAGCTGGTTGGTGTAATGGTCGTTAACGAACCAGGAAAGAATCGGCTTGATAGCGTCTGGGTTAGCTTTGATGGCATTCCATTCATCAGCTGGCATTTGATAATCTTGGTTAGCATCGAATCCAAAGCGTGAGCCACCACGAAGCATGTAGATACTCTTACGATCAGGCCACGGTAAAGACATGCCATGGGCTTGTGGATCATTCGTTTCCGCCATCTAGTTCATCCCCCTTCTCATCAGTTCCGGATAGCATTTCGTTAACCACTCGTTCTCGTTCCTCAGCTCGTTTATCTTCTAAATCAACATCCTCATTAAGGAATCGTTTCATTGCTTCACCCAACAGGATTGTTGTGGCACTATCCGGATAGTTGCGTCCTTGCTCATTATCTTTAATGGCCGCCAGTAGCTCGTGCTTACTCATTGAAGCAATGCTAACGCCCTTCCACTCAAATACAGGTAAATCAGCCATTAGATCAACCCCAGTTTCGATTTAAGTGTTCCGTCTGGCCCCGTCTTGATTAACTCATCAATGGTGCGTGGCCCTTTCTTTGTACCGAATTCAATCTTACCAATATCGCGATTAGGGTGTGTGCTAATCAGCACCTGCCACACTATGTCGGCCTTCTTACCAGATAGCTTTAGCACAAACGCTTCACCAATTTCACGGTCGACAATAGTAATCTGACCACCATCGCGACCTAACGCGTATCGGTCCAGTGCATTGGCAACCATCGCACTAACGTGACCCATTTTCGTTTTAGTCATGTTACCCCTCCTAAGCACAGTAGCGGTGAAAGTCAATGTCACAGCTTTTCAAGGCCTCAGCCGCCCACTTTGATGCTTCACCAAAGTCACCGTCAGCAATGGCTTGTAGAACATCTTCATGTAAATTATCTTCGTTGCCATGAGAGGCTTCGAAATCATTGTCTCCAACTGCTTCAATGTCAGCGACCCGTTGTTTAATTTCCCCAATTGTCATACTAACCCCATCTTTCTTAATGTATTGGCTTGCTTACGACGACTAGGACGCTTGCTGATGTTTACCTTGTTTTGAACCGATTCAGCCACACCAGTGAGAGCATCAGGGGCGTCATCATGCTCATTCTTCCCCTCACGCTGATATCGCGTCAGGAAGTCAAACAGGTCTGGCCAGTGATTACGCCAGTTTCCCGGGAAGTAAATGTGTTCCATGACCCAAGTCGAGTTCGATAGGATCCGGGCAATTTTGTTTTGCCCGTTGTGGAACCATTGAACTTTAGTGACGTTGCTGTGATACTCCTCATGCAATCGCCGCTCAACTTGCCGGGCAAACCCACGCCCGCCGTTGTTAGATTCGATTGTGGCCGCGTTGACCTTATTCTCGAATAACGATCGGGCCACAGCTGGTTCCGTCGTCTCCATTGGGTCTTGCGAGAAGACTACGTCCAAGATATAGGCCTCGTCGTTGTATACCCCATAGACGTAATGAGCCAACCAGTCAGAGCCTTCGTCGGCAGTATCGGTGTATGAAAAAATCCCCTGAAAGAGCGGATCACCCTGCTCATCTCGTGGGATTTCGTCGTAAGTTTTGAAGTGCTTGTACAATCGTCCTTCTTGGTCAATTGGTTTTTGCTGGTAGTTGGCCGCCGCAATCTCGGGCGATTGGGTCTTAAACGTTCGCTCGTACTGCGCACGGGAAAGAATATCCTCACAAAGCATGGTTCCGTCGTCCTGGAGAGCTTTCATACTGATATGCTTGACCTTATATCCTAATCCGGGTAATTCGGCCAGAGCGCGTCCGGCGAGGTCTTGAGATGACCACCTTGTCATGATAATAATGATTTTCCCGCCGGATTCTAGTCGTGACAGCATGGTGTTTACGAACCATGACCACTGCTCGTCCAACTTGACCTCGTTAAAGGCCTCCTGGGCGTTCTTGATCAGGTCATCAATAATCATTACGTCGGCCCCAAACCCGGTCGCAGTACCGGTTGGTGAAGTAGCAAGGTAATTGTTGTACCCGCCTTTAAGCGACCATAGGTTCATGGCACCGTCGCCTTGCTTGATGCTTACGCCGGGAAAGACGTCTGCAAACACCGGAATATCCGGATCGGCCTTGACCTCCTGAATTGAATTACGAACACCCTTAGAAAACGTGGTCGATAACGTCTCGTTATAAGAACCCGTCATCACCTTTATCGATGGGTCCTTACCTAGAAGCCATTGGACAAACAGCCCCGCCGTTCGTGATTTACCGTGACGCGGTGGCTCGTTGATGACCAACACATCATCGTCAGACACCACGAAGTCCTGCAAGTCGTCACACAATTCAACCAAGTAGCCTCGGCTTCGCTTGTAGAAGCTTGGTGCAATCAGTCGCGCGTATGAAAAGAAATGGCGCCGGGCCAGTTCAACCCGTGCACCTTGACGAATTAAGTTCTTATCCATCATCATCATCGGCCAGTTTAGCTAGCTGTTTTTCTGAAAGGTTCTTATATGGGTCACTGACTTGAACACCGACACCACCGGACAATTCTGTTTCCTTACGGTCACGCCATTCATCTGGCTTGCGATTCTTTAGCCAAAAGATGGCCGCTGTAGTGTCTGGTGGCACCTCATGCTGATTCTGAAATAGCTCAATGCTTTCTCGCGTTGGGACCTTTTCGGCAGCATAGTCATCAATTTCCTGCTTGGTTGCTTCCGGATGGTCTAGCTTGTAAGTATTGGCCACCTTACGACGTCGTGCATGCAGCACATCCGGATCAACATCAACTACTTTGTACTGATGGTCAACTGTCGTATATCCCTTGGCACGCCGCAAAAGTGAACCTTCGACTTCACGATCAACGACTTCTTTTCCCTTTTTTAGGGCCTCCACAATCTCCACATAACGCTTTTTCCAATTGTAAAGAGTCGTTGTACCAATGCCAATATTATTAGCAATTTGTTCATCGGTTAGACCATCTCGGGCCCACCCTTCTAGTTTGGTCAAGCCCTCGTGGGTCAACCAATCTTGATACTTGCCTTTACCCATGGGGGCGCCTCCTAATTCATAAATACACAGGCCACTGTAAACTGGCCCATTGGAAATCCATTCCCATAAACAAGGTTAGGGCTTTGCCTGATATATCCAGAGCAGCTTTCAAAAACATTACCCGAGTTATCATCCTGAATCTTCAAGTGAATTGGTTCCTCTTTTTTTACCAATCCGCGCAATATTTTATCCGACGGCATGCCCAGTGGGACTCCTATTTTCACCAATTTATCGATATAATTCGATTCAGAGTCCATGATTCTTATAGCCACTTCACCATCAAGCCCAACTAATTTTTCATCGTTTACGAAGACATGAAATTTTGTAGGGCGAATTGTCAAACTAAGTGCAACGGTTTGTCAAAAAATACTTCATATGGGGTTTCATAGTTTAACACTTTGCGAGGACGTTGATTTAACTGCTTTTGGCAGTGTTCAACGTCCTGTTCTGTATAATTATCAATATCTGTTCGCTTGGGAAAATATTCCCGGATTAACCCATTTGTATTCTCATTTGTTCCACGCTGTTCAGGCGAATATGGATCGGGCCAATAGACAGTAACACCTAACCTTTCGCTGATTTCATCAAGATGAAGAAATTCGGTCCCATGATCTGGTGTAATAGAATGAACAAATTCTTTAGGAATGACCCCTAACAGTTCAACTAAGCCTTTATTTATCTCCTGCGAGTCCTTTTGCACAACCTTTTTGATAAGCGTAAGCCGACTAAGCCGATCGACAACCGTTAAAAGGATGGAGTGACCCGTTCGACCAATCACAGTATCAATTTCCCAGTCACCTATACGTTGACGCTGGTTGATAAAACCAGGGCGCTCATGGATCGAGATATAGTCGGTCTGTACTTCTCGATGTCGTCTAGTATTCTTTGAATGCCGAGTCCGATGTTTATGTCTGAGATGGCGCTGAATACCGGTATCACCACGTGAGGAGTACTTCTCACCTAAATTGTGTTGATAGATATGACGGTAAATTGTGTTGTAGCTAACACACCATTGATGTTCCTTATTAAAGCGAGCGGTAATCTGCTCTGGTGACCAGTGCAGATCTAAGATGTAATGAACAATTTGACGGCGTAATTGTGGATGGCTGTCTAATAGCCGCTTCTTGTGACAATTCTGCCGCTTTTGATGATAGTCATTATCTGCTTTGCTTGGGGAATAATTACCTGCACAACGTTTTAACTCCCGTGAAATAGTGCTTGGATTTCGCCCCAGCCGTAACGCAACAGCCCGGATAGATAACCCCTTAGCTCGTAAAAAAATAAGTATTTCATGTTCTTTTATAGTAAGATGTTTATAGCTCATACCGGATACCTCGAATTGTTTGATTTGGTCGTTAAACATATTCTACCCGGTATGGGTTTATTTTTTTACTTTGTGTTGCATTTCAATTGTAAATTCGCCAGTGTCAAAAAAGGTAATAAATGTACCGTCGCTAACCCGGATTGAGTGCTTGTTTTCTTTATCAGTCACGATCAACAACCTCCTGTGCCTGCTTGTGGTTTTCCCACGTCATGGCGCCTTTGTAGTAGACTTTGCCATCAATATCAGCAAAATGAGCTTCTTCTTTGCTATAGTTTTCTGTGAAGATATAGTCCTTGTTGACAATCATGCCATCACTGAAACCCGCTTCGGGCTTAAGCGGGATATAAGCAATCAGCTCCCCGTTAGGTTGATTGACGGTAATGTAATTTGGCAGATCGTCCCACAGCTTGGCCTTTTCTTTATCACTTAGTAGATTATAAAATTAATCCGAACAGAAATTAAAAAGCCCAAAGCAATCACTTACAATGGTAGTAGCTAATTCCAACCAATATAGGGAGTGATTACTTTGGGTACATCTACTTTATCACGTTTTCAACGTGGCGCACTAGCACAACTGGTCAATGAGGGGAATAAATCTTACCAAGTAATGGCTGACGCCTTAGGCGTCGCCAAAGCTACGATTAGCTATGAGTTGGACCGGGTTAAACCTTATGATCCAGAATTAGCTCAGCAAGATGCAGATCGCAAAAGGCGGAATTGCGGTCGTCGTTCGATGCTGACGGCAGCATTAGCGACTTTAATTACCAATCACTTACGATTAACCTGGTCACCAGAAACCATTGCGGCCGCTTATAACTTGAGCACTGCGTCAATTTATAATTGGCTTAATCGTGGCTGGCTCCCCTTCAAATTGACTGATCTACCCAATCGGAATGTCCGCCAGCACCGAGTGAGCGAAAATCGTGGGAAATTTACAAGTGGGACTTCCATCGAACAACGGCCAACAACTGTTAATCAACGGTTAGCTTTTGGTCATTGGGAAGTAGATACGGTGCTTTCTAGTCGAAGTGAGTCACGATCATGTCTGGTTACATTCGTAGAACGTAAGACCCGACTTCTATGGGCCATCAAAGCCCCTAATAGAACGGCTAAGGCTCTAAACACCGCCTTTGGCAAGTTTATGGGGGCCTTCGGTCCCCAAGTAAAATCCATTACTGTTGATCATGGTAAAGAGTTTGCCAATTATCAGGCCTTAGAACAGGATTATCAGATCAAAGTTTATTTTTGCCATCCATATTCACCATGGGAGCGAGGTTCCAATGAATATTTTAATAGACGGTTACGCTGGTTCTTCCCGAAAAAGACCAATTTTAGCCAAGTAACGACTGATGAGATCCTAGCAGCACTTGAACTAATTAATCAACGACCATTAAAAATACATCATCAACAGACTGCCATTGAAAGATTCCGGGCTTGTTCGGATTAAACTTGTAATTTGCCACTTAATTGCTTTTTCATTTAAATACCTCCCAATCATCAGCAAACATATCTCTAGTGGTTGGATTATAGGGTTCAAGTAGCCAATCATCATTGCCTGCATTCATGACCAGTTGTGTTCCTTCTTTGGCCATTCCGTCATTGTCAACTGGATCAAACCTACGTACATATTTTTCACGATCCCAGTCAGAACGTCGAAGTTTCTCCTTCTGTTTTATCAGGTTAATTGCTTCACCAAAATCCATGATTAATCCACCCTTTCTCTCAACTGCAGCACCAGGTCGGACGCCACAATCCACTTCTGACCATCGTCAATAACGAATTCGTAATAATCGTACTTGGCACGTGACAGGAACCGTTTAAGCGTCGTCTCCGAAACCAGCACCTCTTTGCGTAGCATTTGGCTTTGACCGTGGTTGTCTGGGTCATAGCCCCAGTACCACAGGTCATAGCTTTTTAGCATTGTCCTTCCTCCATACTGTAATACGCTGTTTAAATGGTCGCTGTGGCTTTTTACGCTGCCACCATCCATCTTTAAGCTGTCGCTCTAAGTCGCCCAAACAACGTGCTTCTGTGCGGCTGACCAGGCCAAATTTTGTATTTACCATCTGGCCCATGCCGGCCACCTCCTAATTTTAGACAAAATAAAAACGCCCCGAAGGACGTTGATTTAAGCAATCGTTGGTGTTCCATCTTTTACCGCTTTTACCATTCGTTCGATATCCTCGACCATCTTTGTAGGTCCTGCCCCTGTGTTATGGTAGAAAATTGTGTTCATTCTACCAATGTCGAACGGCAACTTTTTATCATAATCATTTTCATAGCTTTCCTCATCACAAATAATAATCGTTTCTTTACCCAAAGTATGGCACATCCCTAATTCATAGTATACGTTAGGGTTTTTATCACTAATATCAACAATCACAATCTTAGCCTGGTTAATATACGTCCAAATATTCTCCATGATATCCATATTAGGCTTAAACATGTTTCCGGAACGTACAACTGTCATACCAAAGTCAGATTCAAGTTTTGGCTTGATAACCTCGTCAAATATTTCTAATCTGCCCTTAGTAAAGGGCAGGGCACAAAATACCATATTCTCATCAACTGAAATATCTCTGGCCTTAAAAATCGGATTAACCCGCATATTTCCTACCTGCTTTCTATCACGTACACTTTTAATTAAATCATTGGCCGCCTTGTCAAATTCAACATAGCATTTATTCATCCCTCTATCTGATACAAATAAGCTTAATAGTTGACCAAACCTCTGGAAATAATTATCAGCCATCACCGATTTACTCAAAGTTTCCTCTTGTATTTGAAATTGTGACAATCCATTTAGCTCCATAAATACCGCATCATTAAACCCCATTTTAATTTTGACCATATCATAGAAAGCATTTCTAAAATGAACAAAATTTGGATTAGCCGGTTCCCTATACTCTAAAACTTCACTCAGTGTGCTTATCTTATTAGTTGCTTTCTCAAATGAGAAGGCAACTATTAACCTATCATCATAGTCTCCAACTACCAGATTGATAGGGGCCTGCAGCATAAAATCATATTTACTAACGCCATAGCTTTCTCTCAATGTCCAAGCCCTAAATATAATAGCATCTATCAAAATTTGAAAAGTCTCAAATCTCAAACCAGCGACCTTATTTGGTGTTGATAGATCTTTGAAACTGAATGTTACCTCAGAAAAAAATTTCATAACTAGTTCCTCCAAACGATAACCTTATTCTATACAAGTTTCGTCGAAAAAACTATTCAACAGTCAAATAAAGCCCGGTCATCACTCCGGGCACTAAATACGAAATCACCTAACCGATGCAGGCGAGACTTCTCAACCGAGAGGAGTCTTCACCTCTTTTCAATTAGATTTTTGACCCAATGTTAAGCAAGATTTGTTTAGGGCCAATGTACTGGTAGGGATTCGCACCCTGCATAGCCTTAGTGTGCTATGGCTGGATTCTAACCAGTAACCTCACGCTTATCAGGCGTGCGCTCTTCGATTGAGCTTACATGTCCGGCCTTGTCCCATGAAGTTAGGAATTTCAGTTCTTACCCTCATGAGTCAATGCGTCTACCTATTCCGCCACAGTACGTGATGGGCGCTATATCCTTGGATGAACGGGAGAGCTCATCTCCTTAGGTTTATTTGCGCCCAATGGACCTTGTAGGATTCGAGCCTACGACCGAATGGTTATGAGCCGTCTACTCTAACCAACTGAGTTAAAGGTCCTTAATGGCCGGCTATGCAGGCCGGTCAATTTTATGCAGGAGTTTGGCGAGTTAGAACATACGCTTAAATGAAGGGGAGTCGCCTCCCATTTTGTAATACTCGCCAATGCACGCAGCGGGAGTCGAACCCGCGTCAAACAATTACTGTCTGCTCTGCCATTGAGCTATGCGTGTTTTTCTTAATTCTTTCGATGTTACTAGAATAACCCTTAAATATGGCTAGTGCCTGCTGTCCGACTGCACAAAAACTGCACTCAAACTGCATCAAAACTGCTTTTTTTAAAAATATGGAGATCATCAAGCATGTAGCAATCGGCAAACTGTAATAGTGCTTTTGGCTTCCAAACGTGGAAATAGCTGGACTCAGAAAATCCTAAGTCCATAAAGCACATAGTATCTGATAGTTCTTGTAGATATAGTTCATCTAAGATATTCTGGCAATCTTTATCACAGTGTTTAATTGCTTGGATTGTCCGTTTGACGACTTCTTCGGCATATAGCCGCCGCACAATTCTTGACTCTGTCGCGTTACCTGATGGCTGAGATTTTGGCATTCCATCATAGCTAGGTGATTTTAAATCACTCATTGACTGTCCACTGATACGGACCATCTTAGGCAATACTACAGATAAAAAGTGTGTCACGTTTTGCAAAGTTGCTCCAGCATCTACTTCTGGGAAGAGACTTCCCATATTCACATTGTCAAAATCCAATTCAGCCAACCCTTTCAGCCCCTATCAATGGTATAATTAATTTGTTGACCATTGAGTAAGAACAAATTTGGGTAAGGGCTGTTGTGTCAGCCCTTTTTTGCTGTCTAAATATTTTGTGATTGCTTTTCCAGCTATAACCCACGCTCATAAACTGCATGGTTGAGTGCCACATCGCCGCCATAGCTTGCCATACCTTGCATCATGTAATTGCGATACTCAGTCTGTTCGTGTGTACGTTACCAATGACTTCAATCTCATTAATATGGTCACTAACTAGCATCTCATTCCCAGTAGCCAAGTCTTCTCCAAGGATATAGCTATTGCCATCCTCCATAATAACTTGTGAAATTTTAGGTTGAGCATACTTATAGCTAGACTTAACAATGTCGCCTTCGTAGATTTCCTTGCCATTGGCATCTTTCAGGCCGGTATATTGCTCCAATTTAAGCTGGCTATTGTCTCCAACAGGGCCATCATTTCCACCTTGCACATTACCATCAGCAGGACTAGCTTCAACCCAGTAAGCCTTGCCATCTATAAACTCTATACAGTCGACTTGTAGCATTTTATGCTGCGTTTCGTCCCACACTCTAAATTTTGGTATCATTATTTGTCCTCCCAATCTCAACATCACTCGGTGCCACCTCAATATGCCTGTGGCTGCCTTCAACTTTCATCATCGCTAACCGCCTATCACCACGAGTGATCCAGCATATCCATGTTGCAGGCTGTTTATCGTGGCGTCGGTAGCAATACACCTTATCGCCGTGCTTCATTGTCTGCCTCCCGTAGCTTCTCTCGCATGCAGCGCACCCAATCCTTATCACGGTGCATAACCCTAGCAATTCCTTGGTTGTTAGGCCTATTTATGTGGGAAACATTGTATGCCAGCTGTATTAACTCATCCGGCGTGGCTTGAAAGTGCAGTTCACCATTATTTTTCATCTGTTTGCGTAAACTTTGAATGTATCCAGAAGATTTTTGTTTATCTACCCGAATTGTCAAATCAAGTGCAACACTTTCGACCTATTCTTAGTTATTGGTCTAGTTAATCGAAGTCTGGCAGAACTGCCATTGCCGATTGATAGTTGAGAACCTTTCGTGGTCTTTGGTTCAGAGCGTTTTGGATTGCTTGAATCCCTGTTAAGGTCAAGGCTCTCATTGAATGTCCCTTAGGAATGAACTCGCGGATCAGTTGGTTCTGGTTCTCATTAGTACCACGTTCCCATGGTGAATATGGATGGGCAAAGTAGACTGTCGTGCCGGCTACCTTTGATAAATCCGCAAACTCTGAACCGTTGTCAAAAGTAACTGTCTTAAAGTATTCTGGACCATAGTCATCGATAACATCTTGCAGGGCTTGTCGACAAGTGTCGGCGTGATAGTCCGTAATCTTAACGATGATTTCATAACGACTAACACGTTCAGTCAAGGTCATAATAGCGGGTTCACTGGCAACTCGTTTGCCTTTAACTAGATCGCCTTCCCAATGGCCGATTTCAGTTCGGTTATTGGCTCCAAATGGTCGTTCTTCAATAGACTTGCCTAAGGTACGTTTATTCATACGCTGATGAGCTTTACGAACAGATCTCACCCGTCGACGTAGCTTCATGGGTAGTTCACTATTAGTTAGTTCTAAAAGGCCATTATCAATGTATCTGTAGACAGTTGGTGTTGACGGACAAGCTAGTTCTTGATGGTTCAGTTTGAAACAATGCACAAAGCTATCAATACTGTGGACTCTAGGTTTGCGACGAAGTTCAATGACCAGTTGTTGGAAGAACACAGGTGCCTTGACCAGCCAGCTAACGGCATGAGAATTAGCTTGATGATTTGCATGAATAGTTTGAGCAGTCTCTGCAAAGTAAGCTTCAAAGGGCTTGTGATTAGGGCCAATTTGACGAATTGTACCGTGCTTTAATTCCCGACTGATGGTACTTGGACTCCGATGAAGTTCACGCGCAATCTGACGGCAAGACCAACCCTCAGATTTACGAGCCATGATCAAGCCACGTTCATAAGGTTGAAGTTGTTGGTAATGACTAATCATGGTATTCTGGTTAAGGGTCATGAAGACATCTCTTTTCTTATTTGTTGTGGTAACTATAAGAATAGGTCTTCATGGCCTTTTTGGTCTAGTCATTTAGGTGTTGCACTTCAATTTTAAATCCGGCTTTTTGTTTATCTAACGTAATTTGAGTATTTGTATACCCATGACAAATCAAATGACGTAATACCTCATTTGCTGGTGTATGTTCGTAATCATTAATTCGATTAGCCTTCGTATTAATCTTCTCAGTAACCTTTTCAGGCCAATTACTTGGCTTTCCATAATTATCTTCAGCGTCGTTAATTAAGTCCATTAGTTTTGAATTTCTCGCCATTTTAGTCAATCCTCTTTCCATTATTCACCTAAGAGTGTACCTTCGACCCTAAACCTTTCTATCAGCTTTAGCTCGTAATTGGCTCATCGCACGAGAATCTGGGGCCAATAAAGTATTAATAATGAGGCTATTTTCAATTATTTGGCCTCTTTGTTCACGCCTCCGTAACTGTGACTTCGATACGTGGATCGTCTGAGTAGTACTTGCTGGCTGTTAAATCAACAATGCAGTTGTCATCTTTCCAAATAACGCCTGTGAGCGCGTCTTCAATGAGTTTGACGTAATTAGACGTGTCTGGTTTAACTATTGGCCGATGAACGTTCTGGGCCCGTCTAGCATGTTCAATGTTACTGACACTGGTCTGTATTGGCCGATAAATTGCTATGTGAACCACTAGTGGTTTCCGGTCAATTAAATCACCGTGATACTGTTTGCTAGCTTCCAATGACACATACTGCTTATACGCCCGACTTTTCAACGGATCATACGCATGTCCGCTACGATTAAAACGTGGCCGCGCTGCTGGTACTGGTTCACCATATACGACTAACTCAATCACCGGCGACACCTGCCAATGGTAATTCTGTCTGCTGAATCAACATTTTGGTAGCAGTGCTTGGCCGCCAGTCATCGATGTACTTCATAGCTTTGTCGAAGTCCTTGGCCTTAATCTGGATTCGTGCACGGACGCCACAAACTTGATTTAGTCCGCCATTGATATCTTTATACAGCGCCGACCGTTGCTCCTTGGTCAACTGCAGGTGACGGTCACGAACGTAGAAATTGACTGCCCTAGATACGCCACGGCTGACTGTCGTATAGTCGCCAGTCTCTAGTCGGCGATTCTCCTCGAAGTCGTCCATGCGTTCCTCAACGCGGTCTAGCCGATGATTGGCGCGGCTCCCAGTCTCAATCAACAAGTCAATTTTCTGTTCTGGCGTCATAACCAGTTCGGCTTGCTTGGCTCGCTTCTCCATCGAAATAAAGTACTCGCGGGCTTGCTTGCCCTTTGGTGTTCTCTGAATCATTGACACTTCTTTCGCCATGTCTAAAGCCATTGCATATTCAATGCGAGGCCGACCACCACGGCTTTTCCCCGAAAGTGGGGAAAAGTCCTTACCTTCGACAAACCCGTAATCAGTCATGTCTTTAAACCAAGTTGAGAAGTCTTTTCCAACCTCCAAAAAGTCATGCAATCCTCGAGCGTCAACTGCAACGCTATCGCTATCATTGCCCATAATTAATTCTTGTAAATTTTTCATGGTGTAGCCTCCTAATCTGTTAGTTTAAAAATCGGTATATCAGGAACGTCACCGTCTCCTGATGGAACGGTGGTTCTGTTTTTCTCATAGTTCAAGGCATCAGAGACTGTCGTAATATCGTTTTTCACCCAGCAATTAATCACTTTTTCAAGATATTTAGGCACACCAGCCGGGCTAACGTTATTCTTAGCAAGATATTCAAGGCTGTGGGTCAATAGATCATCTCCCACTTCTTGCCGGTAGAGTTTAAGCTGAGAGGTCATATCCTTGTTCGGGGTCGGCCAATGACTCACGTACGTGCGCGTTGACTTAAATTGATTAAGTCCATCCCTACTAGAACCTAATGAACTAGTCTTGTCTTTGTCTACGTCTGAGTCTATGTCTAGATAAGGTGAAGTTTCTGGTGAAGAACTTGGTGAAGAAACTGGTGAAGAACTTAGTCCTGTTTCTAGTTCATTTATAGGACTAGAGGTATTACTTGGTGAAGAAACTGGTTCACCTTTAGGACTAGAAGTTTCATCAAAAGGTGTGATGACATAAATTCCTGCCCTAGTACGGCCTCGTGATTTATAAGAAATTCGCTTGGCCTGAATCAAAATGTTGCGATTACTGATAAGGGTGTTTTTGGACGCTATGCCCGTTCGAGCCATTAGTACCGAATTAGGTATGGACAATTCCTTTTTCCAACCGCTCTCGTTAGCGATCATCATAAGATGGAACCACAAAACTTGAGCATTGGGTTTCAAGGGATTAGTTTCGAGAAAATTGCGGAACGCTTTTAGCTCAACAAACAAATTCAAACCAGCACCCCCTAACTATCTAGTAAGTCATCAACGCTGATGATGTTTTCCAACTGCTTATGTTCACGGCAATAAGCACAGCTACCACATGGAACAGGGGCCTGCACACCAGCAATGACATCCTCAAAATGGGGCAGTTGCTCGTCTATTCGTTGCAAGGCATCCTCCATATACTCATGAGGAATCGTGATAACCGCCTTATCCGGCGGACTTTGCTTTGTTACTGCAACAATGTAGGGTTCACACTCGATTCCGTATTGCTGCTTGACTAGCTCGCGATAGACAGCCATTTGAAGCTGGTAGTCATATTTCAGAACGAATGGTACCCACTGACGGGTACGGCTATCCCAAAACCGCTTAGACAGTTCCTGTGTTGTCTTTAGATCGATGAAATACCCACGATCTAAGTTCAAACAGTCCAATTTGCCCATCCATTTAACGCCAGAAATTACGCCAGTAACGATTGATTCCTTTTCACCTTGATATAACTGCGTGAACGTCTTGTCGTTTTTGAGCGAGTCAATCATGATGTCGGCCTGCTTGTACTCACTTTTTAGCTGGCCTTTAGTCTTACCACGACTGGATAACATCACTTCCTTGTTGGCATCTAAGAACCGTTCGTGGGCCTCCGACGACTCGAAATAGCTGTGCAGGTCATTACCAACCAATAAAGCGGTCTTATCCTCATCAGGTGCCCACTCGCCTCTCAATTCAGCTAATGCCTCTGCCTCACAGGCAACGAACTTCTTAAACCAAGTTGGGCTCATGAAGTTTTTATTGGCTTCTTGACCGTAGTAATTGTCAGAACTTAGAATGAACGTCTGGTGGGAAGAGTTCACCCTGTCCTTCTTCGGTGCTGCTTGCATCGTCACCATCCCCCTTATGATTTTCAGATTCTTCAAGGCCATCCAAAATATTGTTGACAGTGTCCTTGTCTTGCTTATCACCCGGCTTCATATTTTCAATGGAGCGAATATCGTCAGAGCTACTTTCGTCCGTATTTGTATCAACCGGTTCTTCTTGTTCTGCTGGTTCATCTGTTTCTGCTTGTTCAACGGGTTCAGGAGGCGTTGGTTCCTCTGTGTCCGCATTACCGATCAAATCAGTAACCTTCTTAGGCGTCACATCTTTGGCTGTTTGATCCTCGTCATACTCGTTGGAAGTAGTATTATTGATGGCTCCAACGACCAAATCTGAATCATCAGAAGTATTTAAAATGTTCTTAGCGGCCCGGTTAAGAACCGTCCGTTTGGCCATCTCGTCACTGAATTTATTTTGGACAGCCCCTTTAGACCGTGTCTGTGACCAACTGTTTTGAATTTGCTTGAAGGTCATTACAGTGTACTGGTGAGTCCCATCGGCCATCTTAATGACCGCATACACGTACTTAATTTGACCATCAAGGCCTTCTAATGTTGGCTTCCACTTGGTGACCATTAATCGATCATCTTCCGCGGAAATCTCAAAGTCATCACCATCGTGAACCACATTAGCCCAGCAATCGTCAACCTCCGACAGCCGCTTTAGTGCGGCCTGCGTCCCAAAATAGGAACGCTGCATTTGGACCTTATTTCCATACTTGATAAAATAAACTTGCGTTTTTGCAGGCGTTAATCCTTGAACAACCATGTCCATCAAAGCATTAGCGATAGATGTCTTCGTTTCAGGAACGTGTGCCGCAATCTGAATCAGATCACCATCATTGCTACTCTTCAAAGCAAAGAATGCGGACTTGAGGGCGTTTCCTACGGCATAGTTTGCTGGCAACTTCAACCCGTTCTCCTGATTAATCATTTGATTGATTTGGTTCTGAACACCCGCATCTAGTGAGCGCTGGGTTTCTGCAACTTCGTTTGTAGCCATTTATTCTTCCTCCTCCAAATTGGGTGACCAAGCAACAAGCTCGTCGCTGATGCTGTATAGCCGATCAATTTCATCATTGCTAAGCCGATCATTCTCGGCCAACAATTGAACTTCTTTGAATAGATCAGATTTAATGTCATCTAGTTCAGCTAAGTTACTAACAATCACTGCCTTAGGTTGGAAACGGCTGCTTGTGTGTACCTTGACTACGTCCATGAGATCACCTCCGCGCCTTTAAAATCTTCCAAGATAGCTGCCAGATGGTCATAGTCCCAATCAATCTGGGCTCCGTAATCCTCACCCTCAGCATCTAAAAAGTCGTGCATTGAATCTTCATCGGTTGGTACATATCGGCCTTCTGCTTCCCAATAAGTTTCACCAGAAATCATGGGGTTGCCATTGGTATCTTTGATCATGAATCCCGTCTCAGGCTGCGATTCCAGTCGATTCATGTACCGGACAAAGTCGAATGTTGCATGATCTGGCACGCTCATCGCCATTGCAACCACCGCCCATCTGGAGTAGAATTAAGGTTATAGAAATAGGATAAATGTAATTTATCTTTGAGTTCTGAGCTGCTACTCAGAGCTCTTTTTTTATGCCAAAATGTCATTTTTTGTCCTCCAATCCGAAGAAATCCATTGCCCATGCTTTCCAACCGCCCATGTCGTGGACGCTCTCTGCAAGCTTGAATCCTAGAAACATTGCCCCAGAAATCAATCCGAACCATGACACACACTCGCCGACATAGTAATAAAACAAATCCATTTTGATTGCCTCCTATACCGTTACACTCTTTCGATTACGGTTTTCTTCAATCCACTCATCAATTGCTGGTCGAAGATCAATTGACAAGTTATCATGCATGAATCGATCAACCTCGAATTTTGGAATTGATAATTGTCCCAGCTGTAAGCAATTTAGCTTCCCCAATCCAATCAGCGCCCGGACCTTGTTCGGAGAAATCTTTAGTTTTTTGGCCGCCTGTGGAATTGTGTAAACATCTGCATCAACCGTGCGCTTGAGCACTACTGTTTTAACCATTTGAATCCCCCTAACTTGTTATGCTTGTTGGTTTCATGGACAATCTTTAGCATGTCCTGACGGGACACGTCTTCAAATTGACCATTAAAAAGTAATTCCATACTGATCAGCTTGATTCGCTCGTAGCTGTACTGCTCAGCTTTCTTGCATTGATCATGAGTCCATTTTTCACGTGGCCGGTCTCGCATAAATGTTTTGACTTGCCGTCGAAGCTCTATAACCATCGCGCGTTGATCGTCGATGGCGTCTAGCGTCGCAAACGGTGCATCTCTGAACTTAGGCGACCAATCTTCCGTATCAAACATCTGAATGGCTTCAAAGTATGCTGCGGCTAGCTGATTACTAAACCGGTAGTCTTGTAAGTAAGTCGCATCTTTAACCGCATTAGCTGCCGTTGTATCTACCGTGTGACGATTATTAGCGATGCCTTGAGCCGTTTGTCCGGTATCTTCTGCCATAAGCTTGGCTGAAACGTTATTACGCTTCATTGCATTATCGAAAAATGTACGGATGTCACGAGATGTTTTTATCACATCCATTACAACTGCCTCCTTGTGTTTCGACTGATGTACTACAAGCACTTGTAGTACATAATTTAATTAGAATGAAAATTCTAAATCCTCTTCGGCTCGTCTTTGGCGGATATTTAGCTCACCGCCTGCATCTTTGAATAGCTGATTCAAACGCTTATCTTGCTCACCTGGTAATTCGTCAGCTGCAAGCATGGCTTTTAGCTGACCATCAGTAAGGCCTAACGTGTCCTTGATAGTGTCGATTTTTTCTTGCCGTGTCATTTTGACACCTCCTTTAATCTGAAAATCCTCTTACCAGTAGTACAACAACGACAATCCCTAGAAGACTTGACATCAACTCACCTCCTTAGAATGTTTACTTTTTGTTAACTCAATATTCAAAAAAATATCATCGGGTTTCAAGCCAAACACAGCTGCTATTTCTTGAGCCGTTACATAGCTCAACCCACGTTTTCCATTTTCAATTAGAGAGTAATACCCTTTAGAAACGCCAATTTCATCTGCAACGTCCTGCTGAGTTAAATCATTAGACTCTCTAATCTCTTTAAGATGGGTTAACATCATCATCGCCTCCTGTTTACCTTATGTAAATATAAGGTAGATTGCAAATTTAATCCGAATTTTTGGACAAATTTGTCAGCATAACCTGATACGGTGTTTGCCAGTCGAGTATTTTAAGCGGTCGCTGGTTAATTTGGAGTAACGTCGTCGTTAAATCTTGAGCACTAATGTGCTCAAAACGAGTCCCTTTAGGATAAAAATAACGTAAATTCCGATTAAAGCGTTCATTACTACCACGTTCAGCTGGCGTATAAGCATGGCAGTAATAGGTCTTAATACCATATTGTGATTCAAGTGATACTAGCCCACTAAACTCAGTGCCACGGTCCACAGTAAAGCTGTGAACCGGACCATTAAAAGTGGTTAGGAACTTAGTTAGTGCTTCATTAACAGTCGCTGTCGTCCGATCTTTTAACCGGTATGCCCAAAGGAACCGTGATTTTCGATCGATTAAAGTTAATAAAACTGCCTTACTATGCCCACGAGGACCAACGACTGTATCTAGTTCAAAATCGCCGATGCGATTACGTTGATTAATCATCATGGGACGCTGTTCAATTGATCGCCCCAAAGATTGATTATATTTGGATCGTTGGTCAACGTTACGCCGTTGGCGTACGCCATGTTCAGGTAGATCATTCAAGGAGAAACCAATTCTCCCCTGATTTAGCCAATTATAAATAGATTTAGTAGCTAGTTTAAATTCGTGAGCAATCATTCCTGGTGACCAGCTTAGATGTAAATGGTTGAGAATGGTTTGCTTTAATTTAGCATTCAGTTTAGTCTTACGGCCACATCGTGCCCGCTTATATTCAGCATCTGCTTGGGCCAATTCAGCCTGATAAGGTTGACATCGAGATAATTCATAAGAAATTGTTGACGGTGATCGGTTCAGCCGAACGCCCATTTGGATATTGGACAGCCCTAGTTCACAAAAGGTTTCGATTTTAATTCGTTCGGAATAGGTTATACTAGACAAAAGATCAGCTCCTAAAAGATGGGTTTGTGGTAAACACCATTTTAAAGGAAGCTGATCTTTTTTGTCCGAACAGCGTTCGGATTAATTTTACAATCTACCATAATACATCCATGTTTACCTTTTGTAAACAGTGAAGTCGACATTTTGTAAACTTTCCCCAATCTTATTGAGTTTACTAATTGTAAACCCTAAAATAATAAGTAAATGAGGTGTTAATTATGGGCTTAGGTTCCCGTATTCGTGAACTAAGAAAAGATAAAAAACTAACTCAAGAGCAACTTGGCAAGGTCCTTAATGTATCCAAAGCATCAATATCTGGATATGAAAACGAAACTCGCGAACCCGATAGCAAATCATTAGTCAAAATTGCGGAATACTTTGATGTTTCCCTAGACTACCTGTTAGGCAAAAATCAAACTCCTAAATGGGCTAACAAAAAAGATACAAATGATTTAGAAAAGTTTCTCAATGAAAACGAAGGGTCTATGACTTATGGCGGTGAAGACCTTACGAATGAACAAAAGGAACAGGTGCGTGTAGCGATGGCCACCATTTTCTGGAAGGAAAAGAAAAAGGAAAAAAAGTAGGTGTTGCCCGTTGAAAATAAGTGATGTTGTGAAGACCGTTGTTAACCGATATAACACTGCCAATCCGTTTACCATCGCTGAAAGATTAAATATTCAGGTTGAATGGTGTTATTTCGATAAATTACCACTTGGAAAAACCATTTATTATGGTAAACATCCTTTTATCTTGCTTAATGAAAGTATCAAGCATACACGAGAACAATACTTTGTAATGGGACATGAGCTTGGACACATCGTACTGCAAGAAGGACTAGTCGGTTACTATACCAGTAGTAATCGAGCACACGGGGAGCTTGAAACTGAGGCAGATGAATTCTCGGCCGCATTGATGGGGCTATTATTCATTGAGGATAACGACCGTATGCCGTGCTCATACGAGGATCTTGTCCATCAATATGGCCTGCCATTTGGAAACGATATTTAAGGAGGAAGTATCTTGAATCTGAAACGTTTAGCTATACTTGCAATGCCCTTTCTGCTTCTGACGTTGACTGGGTGTTCAGGAACAAAAGACTCTTCTAGCAATTCCTCAAGCTCGTCTAAGTCTTCACAAGACGACAGCTACGATTTGCCTACTAGTGGTGCATTCACTAAAGCGGTAAACAAAGCAAAAAATATGGATACCTTAAAAAGAACTACAGCAGAGGAAAACGATGCTGATATTCGGTATTCAGACATCGTTGGTAGTTCCAATCGGGATAAGTACGCCGGAAAAGCTAAAATTATCACTGGTACAGTAACTGGTAAAAAAAGTACAACTGCAAAGGATAATTACATGTATTTCGTTCCTGATACGGCTAACTCAAAACATGCATATTGGGTCTATACTAACAAAAAAGGAATTCGAACCGATGATACTTTGATGGTCCACGGCGTCATTGTCGGTAAAGTAACCTATACCAACGGTAATGGCAATCGTCGCAACGGGGTTATTATTGCTGCGGCTGCAAAAGACATTCAAAATAACGGTGCAGTTGGAAAATAGTCTATTCATCTAAAACTGACGATGGTGAAGACGAAATACCAAGTAGAAATGCCATGGATACAAAAGACAAGATACAGCTAATAACAAGCATAGTCACAGCAACGACTTCGATCATTGCAATAATTATTTCTATTCGATCTTTAAAAGCAACGAAAAGGTCTATTGAAAGTGCCAACCGTCCTAACGTTGTGGCCTACTTAACTTGGGACTGGCTAGATATAAACTTACGAGAGTATCTTGTAATAAAAAACTTCGGCAAATCCGGAGCGATAATCACAAATATTATTTTTTCTGAGCCTTGGAAAAACTCTCAAAATCAACAACCAATTTTCGACCATATGGATGGTTACTATATTGCACCTAACCAAAAATTTAGTTCATTAGCAGAGGTTAATACGGTTGGTGCGGGACCAGAACGTGCTCGGAAAAAGCCCATTACTATACATCAATTATAGCTGGGATAAGGGAAATTAGTCAGATTCATTTACTCATACCTTCAGTGCTGACGCTTACAAGAACTTTGAAGTAAGCCGACGAGATTCGGGGTTTTATGGTACTCCACAAAGTTCCGAGACGTTAATGTATCGCATAGCCCACGAATTCTTTAGAACCCACCTGTAGTTCTGACACCTTTTCATTAAAAAAGCTCAAATTTGTCACATCTGAACGACAAAGCATCCCCTTCTTTTCCACATAAAGAATTGATAGTCCTAATAAAAGCCTTTAACTGGGCTTTTATTTAGAAGTCTAAAAGAACATACGTTTGTGTATTTCAACTATTGATATACAAGGAGGAATTATTATGTCAGAAGGATCACTAAGGAAACGTGGAGATAAATGGTACTATTCTTTTGAGGCCGGTAGTATCGATGGATCGCGAAAACGTATCGAACATCCCGGCGGTCGCACCAAAGCAGAAGCATCGGCTGCCCTTCGTGCGGCAATGCAGGAGTACGAAAATGGAGGAGTCAAAATAAGAAGGAATAATTATACCATGCATGACTACTTCGACTACTGGTTTGACAGCTATGTAATGAAAGAGCTTCGCCCAAATACACAGAGCAATTATCGGAATGTGATTGATAAGTACATCGATCCGGCAATTGGCAGATACAAGTTAAAATCAATTAGTCCTGCCAAATTGCAAAAGATGATGGATGACTTAGGGAAAACAGGATTGTCAAAACATTCAGTTGAAATTATTTTGACCGTTCTTCGCAAGGGACTAAAGATGGCAGTCTTCCCTTACCAGCTGATTAAAGAAAACCCGGGCAACTACATTGGCATGCCCCGTTTCCCCGAATCCCATGGTAAAACACGGTCAGATTTGCGAATTATCACACTCGAACAGTATCGCCAGATACTCGCAATCACCCCATTTTCCAACCCCTTTAACGTTCCCCTTCAACTAGCCTTTGGCACGGGCATGCGCCGCGGTGAGGTTAGCGGGCTAGAATGGAGTGCGGTTGATCTAGAGAATGGAACCATCGACATCCACCAAGCTATGCTTCAAAAGACCAAGAAAAAACGAAAGGCCGATGCTGAATACAAGACGAAAGTAAAATACTCCGATCCGACAATAAAGCCAGATCATGAACGGTCTTCCAACGCTCCCTGGGATTTAGGTCCACTTAAAACATCCGCAAGCTATCGAAAAATTTCGATTGGGCCTTCTGTTATCGAGCTGCTAAAGAAAAAACGCGCCGACCAAGAAGTTCAGCGGGCGCGCTATGGGAAATACTACTATGATTCTGATTTTGTATGTACGAAAGAAAACGGGAAACCTGTCACCCCGAATTCTATCAAATATCACGCTGATAAAATTCAAAAAGAGTTAGGTTTCCCGTTTGACTTTCATTCGTTGCGTCACACTCACGCAACTATGCTTTTGCAAAATGGAGACAATATCAAATCGATTCAAAAACGTTTAGGTCACGCTAGAATATCGACGACACTAGATACCTATGCCCACGTTACCGATGAGATGAATAAAAAGTCAGTCGACATTTTTGAAGGCGTGATGGCCGACGTCAAGCAGAAATCTAGTGATGAAAAACAATCCTAA